CCCAGACGTTAGTCCTGCGTTGATGAAACGCACTCGCTAATGTCCACCCATCGCATCTTCAGTTTGAGATGCGGATTCTCTCGTACGCCCGCGGTCCATTTTTCGAATGGACTTGGGGCCTCAGTAAAGTACTGAAGTAACAGAGAATCGTCTTCTGGGGATGTGGTCCTTACAGTCGAGCTTAAAGCAAGACCGCGGACCTCGTCACGTTGCAGAGCGGAATTCCAACGTTTCCGTGGGAATCGTGTTCCGACTCGTGACTTAATCCCAAGAATCCCTGAGTCAACTGATACTGTCATCAAGGATGACGGCAGAGTTGATTCGATGCGTTTAGCGGTCTGCAAGTAAAATAATGAATAAAAATTATTTGCAGTGTCCACTAAACTAACGATTGACTCAGGGGTGTCGGGCCAGAGTTCATGCAGGTAGACGGGCGTTACATCGACCCCTCTAAATGCATCAAGACCACAAGACTCTCGGAAGAAACCTTCTGAGAATGACTTGTCGGAATTGACTTTGAAGTCTAAAAGCTCCAAAGTGCTCTGGCACAGCTCCCGACAGTCTGTGGGGATGATTATATCATCACCAAAGACGGCCACCTCTCCGTTCAAGGACCTAATGTTTGCCAAGGTTGGCAAGAGCTTACGTGTGACTAACACGCTTGCAATTGCGACCCCAAGGAACATTAGGGACTCTACCGGAAAAGTACAGGCACTACCCATTGTCGAGAACTTTCGCAAGTTCAAGACCTCAGGCTGAGACTGATCAAGTCTCTGCTTGAGCTTACGGGTACGCGTCGCTCGAAGGGCATTCAACAGGCCTAGATTAGACCTGAAGAAATTCCCAACAGCGTGGCACGAAACTCGATCACTAGCCGACGATAAGTCGATAGTGCAGAGCTTCCCGGTCAAAGACCCCTTCCTACACAGTTCCTGATTAAGACTCTGATCGTGGAAACGAACAAAGTCATCGACCCAACAAAGGGTCGATCGGGTCCTGAAGTACCGCCAGAGATTTTGCTGGCAGAACTGATTTTCGGAAGGCTCGGCCGCGATTAAACGCGGCTTTTCGTAGGTCTTCGGCACGGCCACTAAACGTGAGGTAGGGACGTATTGATCGTCCAAACCGAACGAAAGTGATGCGCCAGCCCAGCTGGAATGACTATGGAAACCATAGTCGGCAACTGGGTACACGGATTCCAAGGCAGGGGACCAACCGTACCAGTGGTACTTATTGGTCGGTCCCGAGACCTGTGCAATCGCGCCTGGGCCATGTCTGAAACGCCATTCCTTGGGTGAGTAATTCCCAAGGGCAGCGTTAAGGCGCCTAGCAACAGTGTCTAGGCACCTCAGAACGACGTCCGCGGGGCTTTGGAAGCCCTTCGAACCAACCTTCTGACGATAGTATCTACTACTGGCGAAGCCAGCGTAGGTAACTCGCGTCATACAAGTCGGTGGATTGTTCTCGAACCAGAAACCTTCTGGCTCAGGGAGAACCGCGTCCTCTTCAACCAATTGACGAACAGAAGTCCGTAAAGCGGTCTCGGAGAATGTGAGAGGCACTTTCTTGCACAGGTAAAACACCTGGCGAAGAAAGATTATCGCCTCAACATTTGCGTCATTCTTCAGACAACCGTCTGACCCAAAGATCAGCTTGTAGAGTGCCCCAAGAAACTTGGGCCACACTGTCCCTTTC